ACAATATTCCTTTAATAAAAAGTCATTACAACCATAACGATAACCACGGTTATAAGTGTCTTCTATCTTTTGAAGGACTCCTTGTTCGTCAAGACTATCATTATTCCAATTCAATATAGCTGCTTTTGCAGCCTCAGATGGAATACCGTGTCGAAGATAATGGGAAGCAAATCTTAATATTGCGTGATTTCTATTCCCCTCTTGTGGCCCTTCTCTATATATCGTTTGTAAACAAGTAACCACATTCTTTGGTTCAAAGGTTGTTTGAAGTTCCCTAACTTGAGGAACATTTCTTACTACATAACCTTTGAGTTTTTCCTTATCATCAACATCGGAAATATCTTTATAATTGAACTCAAATCTTTGTCTTTCTGCTAAGTTTTTTATTTGTTCTGGACTAAGATTTAATAATTCTCTTATACTTAATGGTATCTTATAATAACCTCGTTTTGAATTTAAGGTATGTTCCATTCGATATATTCCAGTCCTATTATAAATAGAAATGTCAATATCATCAAATATCTTCCTCATTGTCTCCCTTAAAATATAAGGAGTATTCTTAGAAGGCTCTATATTAAATAGGTTATTGGAAATAGCAATATGATAACCTGTCCCGCTAAAGTAGGGTTGGATATTACCATCCGTCACACCTAGTTCATAAAGGTCAAAAATGATACTTTGTGCCTTTTCCTGAGTGTACTTATCAGAATTATCTTTCTTGTCTATATCTATGATAATCTGATCAAGCCCACGCATTCCCTGAAAATCACGTAAAGTTCCATTTGCCTTTTGGTAATCAATGGCATCATCGTAATATAAATAAGTACTACGATATACTGCCTTTTTCTTACCCTCTGTTACTAGGATATGTGGAAGACTGTCTAATGCAACAAGAAGCCCTCTTTTACGAGGGCTTTCTATTGCAACTTCTAAATACATTAAAAAGTATCTTCAGAAGAGCCTGTACTCACGGTTGCTGAATTACCTGAGCTATTAGGTTCTACTTCTTTTATATGTCCTCTACTTTTCATAAAGGTTACATAGTTTTCTAATTCCTTTCTGTTGTCTGGCGTATCAATAACAATCTTTGGACATACTCTTGTCCATTCCTTCTCTTCGCCAGTTTTTTTATCTTTTTGTAATGTCCTATAAACATAGACATAATATGGCTTTGTATCATCTGATATGTCGGCAACATAGTTATTATTCAGGAATGTCTGGATATTTTCTATCTTATCTCCTGTCTTAGTTTCCCATTCACCTATAGTATTTGGCCCGCCGCCAAAACCAATGGCATCAAATAAGTAATATATCTTATTTAATAATGAACAGGTTCTAATCCTACCGTCACTATCTTTATCATAAGACCCAGCTACTTGTAATCTAATTGGATACTTACTATTTCCAGCGAGCATAACTTCTAAATAAACATCTGCCCAAGGAAATTTTATTTCACCATCATCTCTTGTATCTTTACTTCTATCTGAGAAGTCCGTTATTTGTACATTTTGAAAGCCCGTCCAACTTCCATTTGATTCTGTTTCAGGTCTGAATCTCATTATTTACTCCTCTTTGTAATTTAGGATTTCGTTCTTTATTGCATCATAATCAAACAATAAAGTTTTTTGTGCAAGTGGCTTTAACCTACTTCCTACTGCACGTTCATCGTAGGACTGGAAACTTATATAGTATTTTCCGTCCTCCTTATTTGCCGTTGTATAACCTATAACATCTGCTTTTGCTGATAATGCATAGGCTAAACCTCTTGGTAATTCTGGCAACAACTGAATTTTACCATCTGTTGATGTTGAAGATTTTGAATGACTTATTAAAACAAGATCATATCCATTTTTCTTTATGAATAATTGAAGTTTCTTTATGAGATCAACATTTCTCTTTCTTGCTTTAAACCAATCAGCCCCCCAAGAACCTTCACCCATACCAGTAATATCGAGTTCTTTGACAACTTCTTCTTCAATCCATTTATTTATTACATCAATGGTATCAATAACTATGGTATTAAACTCAGATTGTTTATGGAAATTTTGTTTTAACCATTGATATATTTCTACCATAGAATAAACAGGCATTGGTTTACCACGATTCTCACCTGAACGATAATAATATCCTCGTTCTTCCGGTGGAATAATTTCCATTTGTGTTTTACCATTTTTTATGACGGATTTACCATCTGACTTTAATTCCCTGTAAGGAATATTTAAGCTAGTAGCAGTCACAACATTGGCTCCTTCAACGTAATCAGAACCGAGGTCTGTATCAATTAACAACACACCCTCGGTTCCTTTTTCGCTCCAACGACTTGCCGTTGTTGTTTTGCCTGTTTTAGGTTGACCTATAAAGTAATAAGTCACACCATGAGGTACTTCACTCCAATTAGTGGAGATTTTCTGAGGCTTTATCATTATTTATCCCTTTATTAGATGAGTTTTCTTTATTGAAAGTGGTATTAATCCAACCCAAATATACGCATAGTATGGTAGTTTTACAAGGGAATTAAACAACTGACTGATCCCTAAACCAGATACAATACTTGTTGTAAATATTGTATGTTTCATAGTACAGGGGGCATCCTCTATTTTTGCACTTGGTACCCAACTTTCGTTAAAGAAATCATTATCTTTTGTTGTTGTAATAATCTCCATTGCAAGTGCATCCATACGTAAATCAATCAAAAGCTGACGATTAGGTAATTTTACCCATTCATCATAAGCATCTCTTCTAACTTCCATATTATCGGTGGCTAAGATTACTTTGGGAAGCATAACATCTAAATCATATGTCCAATTTATTTCGGACATATCAGCATCTTTCGCACCAAATGCTAATGCCAAATCTCTAGCTGCCTTTGCCTTGGGAACATCTAACATATTTATAGGATATAAACAACCAGATAAGTTATGTTCTTCAAGCTTATCTTCATCATATCCTATTATAGTATCCCATCCCATAATGGATAAGAGGGCAATGACATTACTGCCAATGCCCCCTAAACCAATTACCATTATTTCATCAAGTTTATTTTGTGGAATTAAATCCTTATTTCGTAAGAATCTATTTTCTAGCGCCATATTAACCTCCTTATTTACTATACGATTGATATTCCTTTGTATCATAAGTCATTCCAAAGAATTCAAGAGGGTCTCTTATACCAACCTTTTCTAGTTTAAGCGTGACCTGATCCCAAGACATTAATCTATTTTCCCATGCATCAAAGCATTTATATACCATTTCTTCTTCTTCGTTGCTTAGTACAGGATAATAGCTTTCCTTACTAGACTTAATATCATTAACTGACACTTTGGCAGACTTTTTTTCAATAGGAAAATGTTTATATCCATAGCTTTGACCATAGTCGCCATGTCCATAATTGATTATACCCTGTCCATTTCCTCTTGTCCAATGATTTGTTGCTTTTGCAGTCTTTTTGAGTGTCTTAGCGATATCCGCCCAGTCTTTCTTGGGTTTTATTAATGGTAATATCTCACAATCATCATCAGATTCTACCAAATGAGGAATTTGATACTGATCTTTATATGACACTGCAAATGCATACTTTTCCTTAGCAGTTGCGACCACAAGACTTGGATAAAATCCAATATCTGGTGCCATTTCTTCTAAAGTATCATCATCAGTATCACTAAAGAATGCACCCATAGTATGATGACTGTGAACTAACCCTAAATAACATTTCTTTAATTTAGGATTAATTTTTATCTTCTCCTTAAGTACTGAGAGCATAGTTTTAGAATCCCATTCTGTCGAACTATGAGTACCTAAGTCAAGAGGATGAAAATCCAATAAAACAAATTCCTCTGGAAATTCATTCTTTTCTTGCTTACAAACAAACCAGCCTGGACCACTCCATTCTTTCTTAGGAAATGTCTCTAAGAAATAATTAAGTTTGGTCAAAACTGGCTTTAAAATCGTCAACTTCATTTTTGAGCCTCCTTATTGCCTCTTTGCTGTTCTTTATTGCCATTCTATATGCTATAATCCCAGAATCATATAGTAATTTATCAACGTTATCCAAATTAGTTCCTTCTTGAAATAACGCTTCAATTCCACGACTTCTAAGCAATCTTCTTTTTCTTGCTGCTGTCACAGATGATCCAGTTAATGCTACCTCATTTATTGTCTTATTAAGAATCTGTTCCATTCTTTTCTTCATAATTATATCCCAGTGACCACGTCTCCATTGATTCCCAAGTGGATGATTATAATAATAAAATATTATATCAAATTTTGAGAAAATATGTGAAACTTTAGTTCTGAATGAACTAATTATAAATCTAAAATCACTATAAACAAGGTCTAATTTCTCACAATTAGCTATAGATGTTTGAGCATTACTACCCCAAGTCCAGTCGT